CGTAGATTGTTTATTGTACTAGAGAAAGCAATTGCTACTGCAGCTAAGTACCAGTTGTTTGAATTTAATGATGAGTTTACAAGAGCTCAATTTAGAAATATGGTTGAACCGTTCTTGCGTGATGTCAAAGGTCGCCGTGGATTATATGATTTCCATGTAGTTTGTGATGAAACCAATAATACAGGTCAAGTAATTGATACTAACCAGTTTATTGCTGATATATACATCAAACCAGCTCGTTCTATCAACTTCATGACTTTGAACTTCATAGCCACTCGTACTGGTGTTGAATTTTCAGAAATCATTGGTAAATAATAGGAGATAGAAATGGCAATATTAGGAGTTGATGACTTTAAATCAAAATTAATCGGTGGAGGAGCAAGAGGTTCTTTGTTCAAAGTAACACCGAATTTTCCGGGCTTTGCTCAAGGTGATTCAGAACTTGCATCATTTATGTGTAAGGGTGCTTCATTACCTGCATCTTCAATAGCTTCACTTCCTGTTAAGTTTAGAGGACGCGAAATTAAACTATCAGGTGAACGTACATTCGCACCATGGACTATTACTCTAATTAACGATGGGGGTTTACTAGTTAGATCAGCATTCGAAAGATGGATGAATGGTATTAATTCTCATGAAGGTAATGTTGGTATGACAAACACATCTGACTATATGGCAGATATGATTGTTGAACAACTTGATAAAGAAGGTACACCTGTAAAAACTTATACAGTTAAAGGTGCATGGCCTTCTGAGTTAGGTGAAGTAGCATTGTCTTATGACGATACTAATATCACTGAATCTTCTGTTACTCTAGAGTATCAGTACTGGACTTCGGATACTACAACGTAATATATAATGTATATAAATATAGTAGTGGAATCATGGTGGTTCCACTACTATTATTTTATTTAAGTACTAGGATGAGAAATGGCTGATTTATTTGGATTTGAAATAAAGAAAAAGAAGAAAAAGGATAATTTCGAAAAGGGACGCTCCTTCGTTCCACCTGCTGATCAAGGTGGTGGTGTCGTTACGGCTGGAGGTCATTTTTCGCAATATCTTGATCTGTCTGCAGAACAATTAGTTGATGATGCAGCACAAATAAGAAAATATAGGGAAATAGCAACAGTCCCTGAGTGTGACCAAGCTATTACTGATATTATATCAGAATCAATTGTTTCAGATACAGCAGATCCTGTTACAATTAATATGGATTCTTTAGAACAATCTGATAAGATTAAAAAGATCTTTAAAGAAGAATTTGATAATGTATTAAGTCTATTATCATTTAATCATTACGGACATGAGATGTTTCGTAAATGGTATATTGATGGTCGTATCTATTATCATACCATTATAGATGAGAAGAATCCTAAGAAAGGTATCTTAGAATTAAGACCTATTGAATCAACTCAAATCACTAAAGTAAAAGAACTTGAAGAAGAGATTGATCCAGAAACTGGTGCTAAAGTAGTAATAGGAGTTAATGATTATTATGTGTATACTGATGAGAATACACATTCATCGTCACAAGCATTAAAGATATCTAAAGATGCTATTATATTCTGCCCCTCTGGATTACTATCATATAAGAAAGATAGAGTTATAGGTTATCTTGATAAAGCAATTAAATCCGCTAATCAATTAAGAATGATGGAAGATGCTCTCTTGATATATCGTATCGCAAGAGCACCTGAACGTAGAATATTCTATATCGATGTAGGTAACTTAACTAAAGGTAAAGCAGAAGAATACTTACGCGGTATTATGAACAACTATCGCAACAAACTAGTATATGATGCTGAATCAGGTGAGTTAAAAGACGAACGTAAACATCTTTCTATGATGGAAGACTTTTGGTTACCTCGTAGAGAAGGTGGTCGTGGAACAGAGATATCAACATTACCTGGTGGTCAAAATCTAGGTGAGATTGAAGATATTATATACTTTCAAAAGAAACTATATAAATCATTAAATGTTCCGATAGGTAGACTAGAACCGGAAGCTCAGTTCTCTTTAGGCAGATCAACAGAGATATCTAGAGATGAAGTTAAGTTTCAAAGATTCCTAGATCGTATTCGTTCTAAGTTCTCTGATGTATTCTTGCAAGCATTAAGAACTCAACTAATACTTAAAGGTATTATCACTAGAGAAGATTGGGATTCATTAGCTAATGATATCACAGTCGAATTTGCAGAAGATACTTATTTCTCAGAGTTAAAAGATGCTGAAATGATTAGAGAGCGTATTAATACTCTAAGAGAAGTTGATGAATATGTAGGCAAATACTACTCTGTTCAATATGTTCGTAAGAATATACTTGGTCAAACTGATGATGATATTAAAGAGATTGATAAACAAATAGCAGGTGAAGTAGAGGATGATGAAGACTTTGATATGGATGATAACTCAGAGAGTACTGATAAGCCTAAACCTAAAGAAGAAGAATAATTTAGAAAACCTAATTCGTATAAATATACTACAAACGGAAAAGATATTATGAATAATACAAATGATTTAATTGCAAGTATAACCTCTGGTGATAAATCAGCTGCCAGTGATATGTTTCAGACTATGATGAATGATAAGATAGCTGATACAATTAATACTAAAATGAGTGGAGTCGGAGCGTCAATGCTTAAACAGGTAGATGAACCGGTACCTTCAGAAACGGAGTCATAAAGAAACATGAAACTAATAACAGAATATATCCAAGAAGATTTATCATATTTCACCGAGGCTTCTAAGTCAGGTGAAAAGAATACCTTTATCGAAGGTATATTCATGCAAACAGAAGCCAAGAACCGTAATGGTCGTATGTATCCTAAAAAGATCATGGAAGGCGCTGTAAATAAATATGTAAAAGAACAAGTATCTAAAGGTCGTGCAGTAGGAGAATTAAATCATCCTAATGGACCAACGATTAATTTAGATAAGGTTTCACATCGCATCACTGATCTTAGATTTGAAGGAAATGATGTTGTTGGAAAAGCACTCGTACTAAACACTCCAATGGGTAAGATTGTAAAGGGTCTTATTGAAGGTGGTGTACAGTTAGGTGTATCAAGTCGTGGTATGGGAAGTATTGAGAATAAGAATTCTATGAGTGTTGTTAAAGATGATTTTCATCTAGCAACGATTGACATAGTTCAAGATCCATCAGCACATAACGCATTCGTTAATGGGATTATGGAAGGTGTTGATTGGGTATGGGACAATGGTATTCTTAAAGCTCAACAAATTGAAAAATATGAGACTGAAATAAGAAGAACAAAAACTAAGGATCTCCAAGAGATGCAAAGTAAATTGTTCCAAGATTTCCTCTCGAAACTTTAACAAAAGAGGTAATATTAATGTCTGAAGAAATGCAAGATAGCATCGCCGACATCAATGAAGAACAACTAGATACTATGAAGTTGGAGGACGTTGAAGTTAAAGATGAGGAAATTCTTGATGAAGCTAAGTCTAAAAAGGTAGAATATACCGATGAAGATGAAGACGAAGCAGAAGTCGAAGTCGATGACGATGAGTCAGAAGTCGAAGATGAAGAAGTAAAAGAGAAAAAATCAGTTAAAAAAGAATCAAGTGTTGATTTCTCTGATGATTTAAATGCATTAGTTGAAGGTGAAGAATCTTTAGCTGAAGGATTTAAAGATAAAGCTGCTCTAATCTTTGAAGCTGCTATTTCATCTAAACTTAAAGTAGAAGTTGCTAAACTAGAAGAGTCTTACGAGTCTAAACTAGAAGAAGCTACTACTGAAGTTAAAGAGTCTTTGGTTGATAAAGTAGATTCATATCTATCATATGTTGCTGAGCAATGGGTTGAAGAAAACAAATTGCAAGTAGAATCTGGTTTAAGAACTGAAATCGCTGAATCTTTTATGTCATCTTTATATGACGTATTCACTGAACACCATATCAATGTTCCAGAAGATAAAGTTAACCTAGTGGACGAACTTGCTGAGCAAGTTGAGAAACTATCGGGTCAACTTAATGAATCTGTTGACAAAGGTATTGAGTTATCAAAAACTATTAAGGAACACCAAAAAGTTGATGCTATCGCAGAAGCTACTATTGGTATGACTGAATTAGATATTGATAAACTTAAAGGTTTAGTAGAGTCTGTCGAATTTGAAGATATAGAATCTTTCACATCTAAACTCAAAACTATCAAAGAATCATATTTTAAAGTAAAATCAAGTAAACCAGAAGAAGAACTTCTAGTTTCTGATGATGCTGATAAATCAGTAAGCCCATCTATGGCTGCATATGTCGCTGCTATAAACAATAACACAAAATTCTAATAATTGGAGATAAACAAAATGTTTGGTTCACAAAACTTAATGGAAAAATGGGGTCCAGTACTTGATGCTGAAGGTACTCCTGAAATTCAAGACAAAGCAAAAAAAGCAATTACTGCTGTAGTCTTAGAAAACACAGAAAAAGCACTAGCTGAAGAAAGAGGACAAACTGCGTTCTTATCAGAAGCTAATAATAACTCTACTACTTCTGGTGCTGTTGCAGATTGGGATCCTATCCTAATCAGTCTTGTTAGACGTGCAATGCCTAATATCATTGCATATGATATCGCTGGTGTTCAACCTATGACTGGTCCTACTGGTCTTATCTTTGCTATGAAAGCAAAATACAAAGGTGCCGTTTCTGATACAGAAGCACTAGGTTTAGATGTACCTGATACTTCTTTCTCAGGTCCTCATGCTACTACTGTAGCTGAAGAAATGGGTACTCCTGCTGGTACTGCGTTTGCTGAAATGGCTTTCACAATCGACAAGACTACTGTTACTGCTACAACGCGTGCGTTGAAAGCTGAGTACACAATGGAACTAGCACAAGATCTTAAAGCTGTTCATGGTCTAGATGCTGAGTCTGAATTAGCTAATATCCTTTCTACTGAAATCTTAGCTGAAATCAACCGTGAAGTATTAAATACTGTTAATTCTTCTGCTGTAACTGCTACGGACATTGATATATCTGCGGTTGCTTCTGCTGGTAATGATGGTCGCTGGGCTGTTGAGCGTTACAAAAACTTAGGAATGAAAGTTGAACTAGAAGCTAATGCTATCGCTGTTGCGACTCGCCGTGGTAAAGGTTCTTTTATTCTATGTTCTTCTAACGTAGCTTCTGCTCTTGCAGCTTCAGGTTCTTTAGATTATGCTCCTGCATTGTCTACTAATTTGAAAGTTGATGACACTGGTTCATTATTTGCTGGTACTTTAAACGGTTCTATCAAAGTATTTGTTGATCCATATGCTGCATCTGACTATGTAACTGTTGGTTATAAAGGTACTAACGCATATGACGCAGGTTTATTCTACTGCCCATACGTTCCTTTAACTATGGTTAAAACCATTGGTGCTGATGATTTCCAACCTCGTATCGGTTTCAAAACTCGCTACGGTATGGTTTCTAATCCTTACACTTCTATTGCTGACAACAGCAATGCTTACTTCCGTAACTTTGTAGTTACTGGTATTCAGTAAGTTGTATTATAACAATTAGTCTACCTTAGGATCAATTGGAAAAAAGGACTCTTCGGAGTCCTTTTTTTTTATCTTATAAATAGTAGTATCGTACCTAGTACTTAAAGAGAACCTTCATGGCACAAACTACTAATATTAATTTCCTATCACCCCTTAACTATAAACTAGTAGTAGGTAAAATACCTAATATAGAATACTTCTGTACAGGTGTAACTGTGCCGTCTATCTCTATTGAAGGTGAAAGTCCTATATTCTCAACACCTACTAGAGATATTAGAGCCTACTCTAATAAGCTTCATTTTACTACATTAGAAATTACTACAATTGTAGATGAAAACCTAGAGAACTATAAAGAGATATATGATTGGATACATGACATAGTATTCACTGATGATAATGAACCTTTAAAAAAATCAAGTGATATTACATTAATCATTATGAGTTCTAAGAATAATTCTGTTAAAAAGATAAGATTCACTAACGCCTTTCCTGTATCAATAGGTGGTTTGGAATTCACTTCTATTAACGAATCTGTAGATTACATTACATCTAATATATCATTTGAATTCACTGATATGATTCTAGAATAATCCTTGATATTCTATTGAATATGTAGTATAATATGATATAAACAAAGGAGAATTATAATTTATAATATTGAAGATATACTTAAAGAATGGAAAGTAGACGTTGAAGTCGATCAGATAGCATTAGATGATGCATCAATACAATCAGCATCACTACACGCCAAATACTTAGAAATGCTTACTAAAACTAAATTAGAATTAAAGTATTTCGAATCACAACTAGATATAGCTTATAAAGACAAATGGTTATATTACACAGGTAAGATGGACTCGGATAGGATACAACAACTAGGTTGGGATCCTGATCCTCTTAATGGTCTAAAGATACTTAAATCAGACCTTAATTACTACTACAAAGCAGATCCTGAACTCCAAGCTCTATCAACTAAGATAGATTTAGCTAAAACTATTAAAGAAACATTAGAAGAGATTATAGGTCATATTAGGTTTAGATCAACTAATATTAAGAATATCATTGAATGGCGTAAGTTTATGTCAGGATCATAAAGGAATATGGAAGAAATGGATATTATAACAGTAAAAAAGAAAAATCATGCTATGCTATCAATATCTACAGAACCTTCTATAGATATGGAGTTATCTTCTCATTTTGAGTGGTTCGTACCTGGTTATAAGTTCATGCCCCAATACAAGAATAGAATGTGGGACGGTAAGTTTAGACTCTATAATACACTCCATAAAGAAATACCAGCTGGTGTATATGACTATGTTAAAGAGTTTGCTGATGTTCGTGGGTATACTCTTAATATAGAACATTGTCCTACTTACGGTTCTATCAACACTAAAGTAGATATTGATATAAACACTCTTGCTAGATTTATACAAGACTTGACATTAACATCAAAAGGTGTTAAAATAGAACCAAGAGAATATCAATTAAAAGGGATTCTTCACGCTATACATAATAAAGCATCACTACTATTATCACCAACAGCTTCAGGCAAATCATTAATCATTTACTGTACAATCAGATGGTACTTAGAAAACTATGATAATAATGTATTATTAGTTGTTCCTACTACATCATTAGTAGAACAAATGTATTCAGATTTTGCTGATTATTCAATGTATGATAATACTTGGGATGTTGAAGAATATACACATAGAATATATTCAGGTAAAGAGCGTAATACAGATAAAAGGATTGTCATTACAACATGGCAATCTATATATAAAATGCAATCTAAATGGTTTGAACCCTATTCTATGGTTATAGGTGATGAAGCCCATACATTCAAAGCTAAATCATTAACATCTATTATGTCTAAATTAAGAGATGCTGACTTTCGTATAGGGACTACAGGTACTATACCTGATCAGGACTCTGATTGTCATAAACTCATATTAGAGGGACATTTTGGACCTATATATAAAGTAACAAGTACAAAAGAGTTAATGGATGCAGGTACATTAGCTCAAATGTCTATCAATATATTGTTATTGAAATACCCTGAAGTTCTATGTAAATCACTAAAGAAAGCAACATATCAAGAAGAAATAGACTTTATTGTATCTAATAAAGAACGTAATAACTTTATTAAGAACCTAGCATTAGATCAAGATGGTAATACATTAGTTCTCTTTAACTTGGTTAAGAAACATGGTGAACCACTATATAAGATGATATCAGAGAAGTCAGCTGATAATAGAAAAGTATTCTTTGTATCTGGTTCAACACCTACTGATGATAGAGAGCGTATTAGACAACTAACAGAAAAAGAGAATGATGCTATTATTGTAGCTTCTCTAGGTACATTCTCTACTGGTATTAACATTAAGAATCTACATAATATTATATTTGCTTCACCTTCTAAATCACAGATTAAAGTTCTTCAGTCTATTGGTAGAGGATTAAGAAAGTCTGAAACAGGACAAGGAACTGAAGTATTTGATATAGCAGATGATCTACATTATAGAAAAAAACAGAATTATACTCTAATACATTCGGGTGAGCGTATTAAGATATATTCTAAAGAACAATTTGAGTACGATATCTACGAGGTGCAAATATGACAGCATTACCCGACATTAGACAAATACAATTAATTACTGGTGTATCTATTGTAGGATATATAGTAGAGGAAACTGATCGTGCTCTACACGTTGAAACACCTTTTGAGATTATCAGATCAGGTAATAAAGCAGAATGGGCTGTCTATCTTCATATGTGTGATGATGATCATATAATTAATATTAAGAAGGATCATATCATATGTTCCTTTGAATGTGACTCACACTTTAAGTTTGAATACATCAAAATGATGGAACGTCTAACAAAAGATGATGATCAATACGAGGAAGAAGAACTAGTAGTTGATGACGAAGAGGATGATGCTCACTACTACAGTGATACCAGTACTTTACATTAATATACTGTGTACCCATTTCCGACAGCGGATTATAATATTATAACACACTTTAGAGGATTTGTCAAGGAAAATAAAACACTTGACATTATCGTCAATATAGTGTATAATGTACACAACAATAAAAAAAGAGATATATTATGAGTGAACCTACTACAGAACCGAAACAACCAAAACACTATTTAAATAATAA